AGCAGAGTTTTGGCTGAGGCTGATATACCAAACCATCCTAAGATATCATCTACAGAAGAAGATGTCATCGATGATAAGCCCTTGGATGAAAAGATTGAATTGGTTAAAACAGAGTCCACCGACTCTGATGTTGAGGAATCACACCCCGAAGTCGAATCAGACCAAACTGAATTGAAATTAGATGCTCCTGAGGATTTAATCCTTGAGGGTGACTCTGCCACCGATGAGGTTGAAGGCCTTACACAAGAAGACGTAAAAAAAAAGTAGATATAACAGAAGAACCAATAGAAGAACCTGAGTTGACTCAATCCGAAATTGCGTTGAGGAAGATGTTTAGGTTGTCAAATATAAAAACTAAGGATGGTTTTGTAAGGGATGGAAACGGTTCTGTTGTATATGAGACGGATACTTTTTAACTAAAAAATTTTATTATAAGTTGACATTGGTATAATTGATTTGTAAGTTAATAAATCACAATTCGTTACAAATCAAAATATATGAAAATCGTCAAAAACAAAACAAAACTTAAAAGAGCTACCCAACCGTGTGAGTCAGTTGAAGAAGGCAATAAAATTGCTGAGAAACTCATCGAAGTATTAGATGAAATAGGCGGATACGGATTGGCTGCTAATCAAATCGGTATAAACAAAAGTGTTTGTGTCGTTAGATGTAGAGAAGATTTCGAAGATAAAATTTTAATAAACCCAGCCATCATTGAGGCTTCGGATGATAGAGCACTTTATATGGAAGGTTGCCTTTCGTTGCCTGGAAAAACTACAAAGACAATTCGACATAAGACCGTAAAGGTTTCGTGTGATAATTGGGAAAATGAAATCGAATTCGGTCCCGATGGCGACTTGGAAGAGAAAACTTACTGGGAAGACAGAGGGTTGTTAGAATGTGTTTGTGTTCAACATGAGATTGGACATCTAAACGGAGAGTTAATGACTGACCCACAGTTTCGTTATCGTAAACCTATCAAACCTTCTATAAAGCATGGCAGAAATGAGAAGGTTATGATTGAAAAAGACGGCGAAAGTAAGTTTGTCAAGTTTAAACACGCTGAACCTCTGTTGGCAGATGGTTGGAATATCATATAATACCTCTCAAAACATTTTTATTATATACTTAGACATATGGATGAACAATTTTTATTTGATATACGCAAATCTTTGGAAGATGGTTTGGAGTGTGAGGACTGGAAATGTATTGAAGAAGCAATCGAAATGATTCGTGACGTTCAAGGTGATTATGATGAGGATGACATTGAATACTAGAGAGTTATGTTTGTAATTTTGATAATACTGTTAACGATATGTCTAACAGTTTCTACATACTTGTGTGTAGTTTTACATAAGAAAGTTTCAGTATACGAAGAGTGGGTCTTTGATACAACACGGTCTGTACATGATACATGGAAGAATATGAGAGAGTTGGACAAACAAGAGATGTTCGAAAAAGATGATGAAGTCGGTTTAATATTTAACGAACTGAAATCTTTATTAGACAATTTAAACGAAAAAGTAGGAGAAGATATTTATGCCAAAGAAGAAAACGACGACGAAAACAGTTACTAAAAAAACAGTCAAGGATACTACACCAATAAAGAAAGCAGTTAAAACTGCTGTTAAACGACGGCGTAAACGTAAGTCGAAAGGTAAGATGTATTTCACCAAAGACACTGAGGATGCTATTGTAGCTTTCAATAACAGCGACGACAACGAATTCAGACAAAAGATATACAATGAGAGAATTCATTATCCGTTTTGTAAACTAGCGGAAAATATATTTAACACCTTTAAGTTTTCATACTTTGATACTTCACCTCAGGATGTTCAAAAACAAGTTGTGTCAGCGTGTACTGCTAATATAATGAAGTATAAACAAGATAACGGTAAGGCATTCTCATACTTCAGTATTGTCGCAAAGAATTGGTTAATTTTAAATAACAATAATACTTTTAAGAAATGGAAACAACATACTGAGATTTTAGATGCTCCTGATTCAGAGACTCAAGGTGAAATTTTAATCGTCGAAGAATCCAAAGACGATGAAATTAAAGAATTCAATTCGTTGATGGTCGATTATTGGGATGAACATATCTCAAATGTATTTACTAAAAAGAGAGAATTAGAAATAGCGAATGCTATAATCGAACTATTTAGAAATTCTGATAGATTGGAGAACTTTAATAAAAAAGCGTTATATTTATATATAAGAGAAATCTCAGGGTGTAAAACTCAAAATATAACAAAGGTAATCAACAAAATGAAAGACCACCAACGAAGCATCCACAACGAATATTTGGATGATGGAGTTGTGACGATTCATTCTGATGGTTCGGATGATTCGTTTTTCAGTGAATATTAAATTAAAGTCGGTATTATTAGAATCGGTAATTGGAAATTTTAATAAGTTCCAATTATCGGTATTACATGATATAGCGAAACGTTTTGGTTATCATGGTGTAGATTCGTTCGTTAGTGAAGATTTCGATTTGTTTATGGAGGTTGCTGAACTGATACGTAAGTATATGGACATGAAGTATGAAAAGACTTCTAGGAATTCATATAACGTAGAAAATGATGATAATGAAGTAATACGAAATACATTACAACATATCGTTTTTAAGTATATTGAAAGACTTAGAAATACTACGGTTTCCAAGGCAGCGTAGTAAAAACTGTATAACCCCATATTTATACAGTATGGAAGATGATTTTGAAATTTTTAACGGGAAGAAATTCTCTGATTTGTGTAGAGAGATACACTCAAACTCACAAACAACTCGTAATCAGATAGATGTCTTAGTATCAGAACTGAGGAATTTGATAAAAGGGACCAACGATGCTTTAATGATCGTCCCTCTAATTAAAGATTATCTATCTGTAGGTGTAAACAACGACGATCAGTTATTGAAGTTGTTGAATATTGTATCTAGAGTTGCAAAAAAGCAACTAGCCGCGAACGAGTCAGGTTCTGGATTTGAGTTGACTAAAGAAGACCGCGATAATTTGCAGGTTGAGATAGATAGAATTACATCGAACAACTCAAATTCAGATGATATTGACGTAGATGAGATTGTAAGTAACGCTAAGTCTAAACTAAAGAGATAACGAAATGTCATATATCAAGTATAACAGGCCTAATCGAAACTCTGATTCTGGAGTCGGATTGGTTGGTTCTAAACAATACGATTCACGTCTCTTTGACGATGTTGAGTTTTATCAGTATGAACCTTCTGTGGTTGTTGACGTTATATTAGATGACACTCACCCTAGATTTAAAGAAGCTAAAAAAAGAGTTTCCGCTTTATTACCTTTGAGATCGGACGGGACACCACATGAAAGTGATTCTGTCAATTATTCTATAATTGGGACTGTGTTATTACGTCCTTTACACTCTCGTATATCTGCTCCTGTAGAATCGTTGGTTTGGGCTCGTCCACTATCTCCGAGTAGCCAAATTCCTTTGTTGAATGAGATTGTTAACCACGTAACAGTTGACAATTCGGATTATTATACGGAACGAGTTTCGTATGATAACAGAGTTAATACTAACGCTAACTTTTATTTAGAATTCATCAATGGTGACGGTTTTGGTGGTCCTAAAGACCCCAAAACTATATCAAATGGGAAATCGTTGACGGAATATAAAGGTCCATTGTCTGATGTTACTAGCAGAGGAGAAAATACAACAAGCCGACACGCTGGCGTATTAGGTCGTTACTTTTCTTTTAATTATAAGATTAGACGACTTCGTCGATATGAAGGTGACACTATACAAGAAAGTCGATTTGGTAGTTCTATTCGATTCGCTGCGTATGATCATAACAGAGAGAATGACGACGGTTGGTTTCAGTATGCACAGGGTAAGGAGAATCCCAACGGGGGAGTCACCGGTGGTGGAAACCCTATGTATCTACTTCGAAATCGTCAGCGTAAGATCAATGAGTTGCCGATTAATATACGAGGTGAGAGAGTTGATGCTTACGATGTTGAGAAGAATCCGACGGGAATTAGAGTAGGATATGAAAACGAATTTCACTCTGATATCCATGAGAATGTAAATTGGGATGGTACATCACTTCATATAACCAGCGGGAAGACTTTGACACGTTGGAACCGTGATTGGCACTTCGCTAAACGAATGTGGTATGACACACAAGAAGAAGTTCCTGCGTGGTCGCCTAAGGATGCTTCTACTTGGACTTTTCCTGTTAACAAAGCTGACGATATAAATCCATTCTGGGGAAATCAATCTATTCTATTTTCTGATCGAATTGTAATTGGTTCGCGGAAGAACGAAACCCTAATGTTCTCAAAGAGACGATTTGGAATTGTATCAGATCAAGAGTTTACAGTCGATGCACACGAACAGATAGTATTTAATACCAATGAGAAGTATGTAATAAATGCACCCCACATCTACTTGGGCGAATATAATCAAACACGCGAACCGGCGGTTTTAGGGGAGACAGCTATTGAATGGTTGTATGCTTTGTGTGAATGGATAGAACAACACGAACATTGGTATCATCACATTCATCCAGTGAGAGTTCACGGACACCCCCACTCCGGAGCAGCTGGAACAGCAACTCACCAACCAAACAACGTTCACACACAAGAGCCTGTTACTCAACACGTAGCCTTGTTAAGACAATTAAAACAACGTTTGCCTGAAATGTTAAGTCAACGAGTATTTTTAACTGGAGGTGGATATGCTCCCGGTCGTGATGGGGTTCCAATATTAGGCCACGGCGGCGGAGATACTGACGCTGGAGATGAAGACGTCACGGTTCCAATTGATAATTCCCGAGTGGGAAAGATAAACAGAACTCCTGGAGGTTACTATGTGTCTAAAACCACGAATTTCAGTGGTGAGATTGAAGGTTCGACTACAAGCGGAAGAATTGGGCCTGATGCTTTAGTAGATGCCCCAAAAACAAGACGGTCAAATACATTTATGAGACACCCGAATGCAATGAGATTTGCCCACTCATCAGGGGGAGAAGGTTCTATATCAGCTATGCATGTTAGTTCGTTGGTAAATTCACCGAGTCGAACCAATCGGGTATCGGATTCTCGGTTGAGTAGATAAAATTTAAAAATCAAATACTTATAATTATGAAAAAATCAGAATTGAGAAAAATAATCAAGGAAGAAGTTATTGGCGTGTTGTCAGATGTGTTGCCTTCGTTGTTGGCGGAAGTTGTAGCAGAATCACAAATACCTCCAGTCGAACAGTTACAAGAAAGTCGCCGGTTTGAACAGACACACACGACTAAGAACCAAAAGAAACCTTCTATTGCTGAAATGATAGGGATTGCAAGCGATGACGATACGGAAGAACCTTTTAGATATACAAGCAATCCTATGTTGAATGACATTCTAAATCAAACTAAGGGGGGATTGCCACAAAACGCGAATACACCGGCCATGCAGATGGCTATGGATGCAGAGAATGCCAGCATGGCTGAATTAATGAATGAATCTGTCGATACATCATTCTCGTCAGCAAACCCAACTTTCGGGAACGACTTTGAAGCTAAATTGAACAGAACGGTTCCTACATCCAGCCCTCAACCACAAAAACCTCAACAAACCGAAGGGACATTTAACCCCGAAAGTTCTACCGTTTCTGAGATTGGTGATGTCCCGATGGATTTCATCGCTAATATCACACGGAATGCAAAATCTACATTGGACGCTTCTCAGAAAAAAGGACCACGGGGAGGCGAAAGTAATATCAACTTCGAAGCTTAATGGGTGATAAAATACAGTATGGTATCAGGTATCCAATTATAAAAGACTCATCTGGGTTTTTTGCGTCTACCTATAGTACTTTAGATTCTGCGAAGAGCAATATAAAAAATTTAATTTTAACTAAAAAAGGAGATCGTCCGGGTCGTCCAGAGTACGGTTCTTCTTTCTGGCAATATTTGTTCGAACAGTCAGTTGATGACGTCAGAGATTTAATTTCTGAAGTTCTAGAAGAAGATTTTAGGATTTGGTTACCCGAAATCATAATAGATAAGGTTGTAGTGTCACAAAGTTCTGATTCCGTTGATATTTATAAATTAAGGATTGACGTTACATTTCGTATAAATACAAACGATTTGCCGGTAACTGATTCTACTACTATTACATTGTAACATGAAAAAATCAAACAACGAATTTCTAAAAAGAAGACCGATAAATTATCTAACAAAGGATTTCGGTGCATATAAAGAGAATCTGTTAGAGTTGGCTAAGACTTACTATCCTACGTCATACAAGGATTTTAGTGAAGGTTCTACTGGTATGATGTTCATGGATATGATGGCATACGTAGGCGATGTGTTGTCATATTATACCGACGCACAGTTCAATGAATCATTCTTGACTAACGCTGTTGAGAGAGAGAACATTATAGCAGCCGCTAAGTTCTTAGGTTATACTCCGAGCCTATCAATTCCCGCTACAGGCGAAATCTCAGTGTTTCAGGTAATTCCAAGCATTAGAGATTCTTCAGGTGAGTTTGTTCCCGACAATCGTTTTGCTTTGTCTATTTTACCCGGAATGCAAGTTTCTACAACGAATCAAAACTTCTATATCACAAGTCAGACCGTTGACTTCTCAGTCAATACTCAAGAATCTCCAGCGGAGATTTCTGTTTTTTCGAGAAATGCCAGTGATGAGATAGATACCTTTCTCGTGAAAAAGAAAGTGGGGATTCAATCTGGTGTTGTAAAGACACAAGTGGTAGATGTAGGCGCTGCTAAAGAATTTTTTAGAGTTGTTTTAAACTCCGATGATGCTTTAGAGGTTTTGAAGGTTACTGATTCCGACGGCAACCGTTGGTATGAAGTAGATTGGTTGGCACAAGACATAGTATTCACAGAAACACATAACATTTCTACAACGGAACAGTCGTTAAGTCGGTTTAATGATTCTGTTCCTTATATATTAGGTTCGTTGAGAACATCACGAAAGTTTATAACAGGGGTGAATTCAGATTCTATGTATATAGAATTCGGCTCGGGAGTAAACGTTGACTTTGAGGATGAAGTTATAAGTTCTATAAAAAGAGTATCATCAGAAAGGTCTAAGATTGATATGGCAATTGACCCATCTACTTTTTTACAAGGCCGCAGTTACGGTGAAGTACCTACTAACACTACTCTCACGATAGAGTATATAGAAGGTGGTGGAATATCAAGTAACGTAGGCAGTGGAGAGATAACGGAAATAAATAGAATTTCTTATAGCGACAAACTGGACGGATTATCCCAAACCGAATCCGGACTAATTAGTTCATTGCAAGATAGTATAAGAGTTGTAAATGAAGACGCCATCACAGGAGGAAGAAACTCTGAAAGCGATGAGGAGATTAGACAAAACGCATTGGCGCATTTCAACTCACAAAATCGTGTGGTTTCCAAAGAGGACTATTTAGTTCGTTGTTTGTCTATGCCATCTAAGTTTGGTAGAGTAGCTAAAGCTTTTGTAGCGTCTGAAGATCAGTTACAGTTTCAGAGCACATCTCCGTTCGCTGAGAAGGATAGATCGTTCTCAGTAAACATATTTACTTTAGCTTACGATTCAAATAAGAAGTTGGTATCCCCAAACAAAGCGTTGATGGCAAACTTAGAAAAATACCTTCACAAAAACAGAATTTTAACGGATGATATAACTTTAAGAATCGGGAACGTAATTAATATCGGAGTTGACTTTGAAATTATAACGTTTAAAGGTGAAAACAAACAGTCTGCTTTATTTGATTGTATCGAGGCTATCAAGAACTTCTTGGATATCGATAATATGGATTTCAATCAACCCATCAATTTAAGTCTACTTGAACTTGAACTAGCAAACATAGACAGCGTTCAGTCAGTTTCTAAATTGGAGATTAAAAATTTAACATCTGTTGATGGTGATTATTCGCCCAACAGGTATTCTATTATTACTGCTACTAAAAATAAGATTCTATATCCGTCGTTAGACCCGAGTATATTCGAGGTTAAATTTCCAGATAGGGATATCAAGGGTCGTTGTTTATAATAAGAACGTCAAAAAATGTGAAGATTTCAGGTTGGTGTATATTTATAATTGATGTTCAAGTTTACATATCCACAAAAAGATTCCTTCATATCCAACCATCCTCAGTTAACGCTCCGTAATTTCGGTAACGATGAGATAATCGAGGTTGAGCAGAGAAGAAATACAAATGCGTTAACTGATATACTCTACCAATCTAGAGGGTTGATACAATTTGATATTTCTAACATATCGTCGTCTATATCAAGTGGGGAGGTGTTGTCACCCAGGTTCTTCTTGGAACTCTTTACGGTTGAGGCTGTTGAGACACCCTCTGAGTATTCTGTGATTGTAAATCCCGTGTCTCAGAGTTGGCAGGTTGGGACAGGTCGGTTGTATGACGATCTTACAACCGCCGGTGTGAATTGGAGATATAGAAACGAACTGAACGAAGCTTGGGAGGTTTCGCAGTCGGTTGTTAGTGGATCGACTTTAAACCACGTAATTGACGTTGGGGGAACATGGCATTCCCAAATCACTTCTCAGAGCCTTGGTTATGCTACCGCTTCAATACCAATCACATCCGTTAACGAAGGTGACACTTTTTATATAACTGGCTCCGAAGAAACATTCTCATTGGTAGCAACTCATAGTATCTTTACAACGGAAGTTGGATATGCATCCTCTTCTGTGACGATTCCTATGATAAGTGTATTCGATAGATATTGTATATCGGGAACGGATCAGTGTTGTGTAACTTTCGTTGGTGACATGACTTTACCAAACGATTGTGCCGGAGAAAACTACACGAAATGGATTGGTTCTATGTTATACCCTACCGAATCAGTTATTACAAAACAGTTCACCACCGAATCATTACAATCTGGAGATTCGTTTGAAATATCCGACGGCAGATTGACTTATACTTTGGTCGCTAGTTCGAATAGTTCTATTCCTGATAGTTGTGCCGTTAACTTCTTCTATGTAAATCAAAACATTCAACATGATATTATTTCAATGTCGATGGAGATTAATTCTTTGGATAACTTCTATTTAACTTCCAGCGTTTCGTCATCAGCGTCTGATTATTTCTTAGTTTTAGAGTCTGTAGATTTGGGTAATTCAGGGAATGTATCTTACATTTGGGATACCTCAAATGCCACTGCGTCTTCAAGCGTTAATTTGTGTGGTCAGACTGAAGTTACGATGATTAACAACTACCAATTCCTAACAGGAGGATCAGGCGTTGGTAAATTGGAGAGATTTGATATTCTAATCTCAGAGTTGTCAGCGATTACCTCATCTTGCGGCGTCACGTTCGACGTTGACGGTTATACTATAAACTTTACATCATCGGTTTCTGGTTCCGCTGGAAACTCTTACACGTTTTCTATAAATGAGACAACATCATCTTTTGGTGGGGGGTCAACCTCTTCATCAGTTGGTATTCCAGACGATTCTGATACTGTATTATACTTCTTGACGGGTTCTACGTTAGATGACTCAGTATCCAACCTATCATCCAAAATATCAAGTCTAAACATATTAGAGTCGGAGGCATCTACATCGACGTTGTCTTTGACTGCCGCTACTTTGGGTATTGTTGGAGAATCTATTACTTTTCAATCAGGAAGTAGTCAATTTCCGTTGGGTGGATCAACTACAAACACGAACGTTTCCAGTAGTGTGTCACAGTCTTATAGATTTGAGTCATCCGATGTCAAATTGGATGTTACTGACATTGTAAATTCTTGGGTTTCCGGAGAGATTCCGAATAACGGCTTTATTATACGAAACTCCGATGAGGGTGATAATAAAGATTATGGTAAATTGAGATTCTTCTCTCACAATACGAACACAATCTACATTCCACGATTGACAATGAAGTGGGATGATCAAGTGTTTTCAACTGGCTCATTAGAAGCCGTTGATTTGGACATTGAGAACGTCGCTTATGTTCGGAATTTGAAAGAAGAGTATAAATCCGATGAAATTGTAAAGTTAGATATTCTAGCAAGAGATAGATACCCACAGAAATCGTTCACAAATAGAGGAAGTCGTTACACTACAACAAAATACCTTCCAATTAATAGTGTGTTTGCTGTTCAGGATGCATCAAGCAAAGAATACATTATACCATTTGATGACAAATACACTAAGATTTCATGTGATTCTGATGGACCATATTTTATGCTTGATATGTCGAGTTTACCACAAGAGAGATATTACCGACTGATGTTCAAATCTTCGGAAAACGGAATCACTTCGATATTTAAAGAGAAGGCAATCTTCAAAGTAATTAGGTAAACACAATGTCAAGTATCAGCAAATTAAGTCGTTTCGATCAAGATATGCTTCAAACCATATATCAAAACGGAAGAGTAGATTATACGATTGGGGACTTCAACTTATTTTCGGTTGACGTTAATACACTCGACCCTAATAAAGCGCTTGTGTCAATACCACTGAAAATGGAAAGATATTCTGAAGAGGATGTTAGAAAGATATACGATTTTAGGTTTAAGACTTTCGTTGATGAGGTTGTAAACGAAGAAATTGCGACTGATGGCGTTGAAACCAATGAAGAGTTGGAAGGTGTTATTGAGGAATTGAGAAACGAAAATGAGTTGTCGGAAGCTGAAAGAAAGAATTTGATCATCTCACTTAGAATACAATTAGAACAAGGCAATGTCTCAGATGATTTCAAACCCGTATTTCCATATGAACCTATTAATCAAATCTTGCCAGAAGATATAATAATACCATTCGATCCAGTCACGGATGGTCCGGTCGGATTTTAAGATATGAGAGAATTAAACTACCCAAGACAAAGCGAAGGTTCTTACCAAATAAATAGCGCTTCTTATATATCTCAAAAGGATATTGACTTCATACGACCCGTGTCGGTCTTGAAGGACATTCCTTTCGACTCTCCTTATCATGCGGTTGAGGTTTCTGCTTACGACATATCCAATGGTGAGTTAATAAACTGGGAACTCTTAACTTCTTCAATTAACCACGACGTTCAGAACGGTGGCTATACTAATTTAGACGGAAACTTCATTGATTATGAATACGTTACACGTACATCAAACTTTCCTGTTATAAAAACCGGTGAGGGTGAGTCTTCTTTTATATTAGATCCGGCAAAGGACATTGACTCTCTTGGTTTAAATGGGAATTCATACACGTTGGTATATAACATGGTTTTGAATGTAGCCGGAAATCCAAACAACAAGTTTGAGGTTTTAAACGTATCTTCAGATCGAACGGAGGTTCATGCTATATTGGAAAATATAGACAACGACGAATCACTACTACGGTTACAGTCGTTCACTGAAAACATACCTCTTATTAGTGAGATTGCTCCACGTATTTTAAAAAACATTACCTCCGTAAAGTTTAGTGACCGATATTTTGATGTTAGGGATAATGATCTGAGTCTGGTTGATACTTTGTTACATACGTATGGTTTCAAGGTGGATATCAATTTTGTAAACTTTCTTTCTCAAGTTTACTCTGATAGGAACCGAAATGATGTATTTACAGTAGATTATCAATTCAGAAACTACTTGTATTCAAACTTCAATACGATACTATCGTATGATACAATATACAAAAAGTATTATGATATCGTAGATCATGTTGTCCGACTACAACTCAATAGAATCACAAATTTCCCTGTTTTTAATAAAGATGCAATCATAGAGTTTGTAAAATCGATTTATTTGTCGGTTTATAAAGAGGTGGTTTCTAACTTACAAGAGGAGATATCCATAGCAACAGATGGGGTGCTGAAGACCTTTTTTAACTTCGGGAATAACAATCTGTTGATGGTGTTAAATCACAAATCGTCAACAAATAAAGGCGAACTTTTTATAAAACTACGTGACCCTCTTCCAGACGGTGAAGTAGAAAATTTCTATATATCAAAATTGGTTATAGACCCAATTATACTTAAAACTTCATTGTATTCAATTACAGAAATTGGATTGACTGATTTGAAACCAGCAAATTTCAATATAGACTCCACATCGGCACCTACCAAGAAAGTATCCTCAGACGAAATCGTTAAATCAAACAATTCTGTCAGATCAGAATTACAGAATTCTAAGTCGAATATAGATATCGATTACACGGATTTCAATAACTTCGTAGCGTTCTCATCCGCTGAGATTCGTTTGTTTAATTATAAACAGAAACTAAAACATATACATGAGTTGAGTGGGGTTATTGAGCAGTTACAATCAGAGAATTTTGATACGTATCGGAGTGTTCAAATCGCAGAACTTTCTAACAACATAAACTCGATTACACAGAAGTTTGACGGATATGAGAGATTTTTATATGACAACCCTGAATATGTAACGAAACATTCTGCTGTCTCTGCTGGAGGTTTATCAGTCACCCAAGAATATGACCGATCTAATTCTCATAGTTTACGAAACAACTTAGCCGAATACATTATAGAAAACACTGAAAATTTTGAGTTCTTAAAATTCGTCGACATGATTGGACAATCCTTTGATGAGATATTCAATTACATAAACTCTTTCACACGTAATAAAAAGGTCGAACACTCAAAAACCTTAGGCGCATCTGATGATATTGTAAATTCTATGTTGTCAATGTTGGGTTGGGACAACTCTGGAGTTGATGATTCCGAACTGTTATTAAATTTATACGGAGAGAATGGTTCTGGAGATGTTATTGAAGGCATCACACCAAAAAGCCGACGTGATATTATTTGGAGACGATTACTTAATAACCTACCTTATATTTTAAAAACCAAAGGTACTGAGGAATGTGTTAGGGTTCTCTTTAGCACATATGGAATTCCTCATAGTTTATATTCTATAAATGAATACTCAAGTATTCCATCACCAACAAAAACCGAAGCATTTTACACATTCGATAATGATTATTACGCTTTACATTATAGTGGAAGTGGTGAATATATAAAAACCGATTGGGATATTAACGCCCAAAGCGTTGAATTTAAAGTATCGTTTGACTCTGAGAAATTAAATCCGGAGGGTTCTGTGTTTCGTCTATTTGGAGTGGAAAATAACTGGGTGATTGGTGCGATTAGAGACGACCGGAACGACGAGTTGGGTAAGATGTTTTTCACTGTGGCTTCGGATACGGGTAACACGCCATCCATCGAGACTATCGTTACCGATACGGTCCCTTTATTTAATGGCAGTGTATATTCGGTATTGTTGACACGCAATGACGTTGATGGTGACATTTTATTACCGGTTGATTATGATTGTGGTGAGACCGCTTCATTGGATTTAAGAAATTTAGTACCTACTAGATATGATTTAGTGGTAAAACGTTCTGAGAACGCTCGTATGATTGTTGAAAGTTCTGGATCGGCGTATTTAGATGAGGTATATAATAAATCATTCTCATCGACTACAGGAAGCAACTTATATATTGGCAATTTTACGCAAACACCATCTAACATAACTCCAGATACCGAAGCATTCTATGGCACTATAGATCAAGTTAAGGTGTATAGATCAGCAATAACCGAAGAAAGATTTAACTCTCATGTATATTATGTAGATGCTTATGATATAGACGATTACTCCATATTGTCAGATGACCTTGTTTTACATTTAAAATTTAACTGTCCTGTTGACTTATATAACACCGACGGTTTTGTAAGCATCACTAACAATTCTATAAGCGATTACAGAATGACAAATGTTAACGCTTACAACTTTCCGTTTGTTAATTCCGCCGTAGCGGAACCGGCATGTATAGAGGAGGATTGTTGTACAGACCCAACGGAAGTTTTAAAATATATATCGAAGTTTCCGTGGCAGTTTAAGAAGTTCCAGACGATTGAACATATAAAGGTTCCCAGTTTCGGTGCCTCAACATATAAAAACAACAAAATTTCATATGACCCAACGGTTAGGTCAGGTAGCTTGTATACTGATGTGAAGTCTTTTGTCAACGATGATTTATCGGTTGACATCCCAAGTCCATCTTTGGGTGTGTTCTTTTCACCTACTGAAGAAGAAAACAAAGAGATATTGAAATTCTTTGGAGATTTTAACATCGGAGACTTCATCGGAAACCCTTCACTTATATACCAAAAACAATACCATCAGTTTAGTAAATTTAAAAGAAATTTCTACGACAAATACACTAAGATCGATTTTAATGATTATATGAATATAATTCGTCATTATGTAGATAGATCGATATATAAAAACTTGGAGAATATTGTTCCTGCTAGAACAAAGTTAAAAACGGGTCTATTAATAGAGTCTTCGATACTTGACAGAAACAAGCTTCAATATAAAGAGATAACAGTAAATACACAAACACATGATGCAACAGTTAACTCTTCGATATCAGTGAAATCAAATCCTGTTTTTGCTGTTGCGAGTTCTTCTACATATAACAGAACCGGTTTGATAGATATTGAAGAGGGGGTTGGTGAGTCACGAGCACAAAATCTGAATCAGGGGGTGTTCCAACCAAATCTGGACCCTGAGCTATTCTCATTGTTTTCATATGACGGATTTATTACACATAAGGGGTCTAGATATATTCCAGAGATTATAACTGAGAATCAGATATTTTCTCGGAGAATTACACATGCCATGGATGCCACACGTAGTTACCAGACTGTAGAAACATCACCGTCTAGTTCTATAATCGTATACGACCCAATACGTCCTGAAAATCTTAGAAGTGATGAGTGGAAAGATTTCACAGTGGAAATCGATAGACTGAACTTGATACGCATTCCTGATGAAGTTGATGAACCTATGTCATATTATAATAACGATTTGATATTACGATCAAGCCCTAAGACCCGTATTCTAAACGGGTATCACAAGACACACAGAATAAATAAAAGAATAAATACCTCTGGAATATCCAAACAAACGACATACACAACAATATCTGATAAAGACCGTCTCTTAAATGGCAAACCACCATTCGAATCGTTTGAGGTTGATAGAGGAACTATTAATGTTGCTACAGAAGCTGATGGTGTTGTTCTTGAAGGAACGGATTAAAAACCGACAAATTTTCTAACTTATATATATTTATACGATATGGCATACCTTGACAATAATACAATTACAGTAAACGCAACACTCACAAAGAAGGGTAGAGAGATTTTGGCGAAGAAGGGTGAATTGAAAATATCATCATTTTCATTATCCGATGACGAAATCGATTATCGCTTATACGATCCGACTCACCCACAGGGAAGTGCTTTTTACGACGTTGCTATTCGAAATACACCAGTTTTCGAACCGTTTACAGATGAGTCACAAGTTTTAAAATATAAGTTAGTTACATTAGCACCTGGCGTAACGGCGATTCCTGTGATTGAAGTTGGATTGGATTCTATATCGGTTGCATCTTCGTATAGAGGTGAGACTGTAATATCTCCATCTACTACACCTGCATTTAATACAACGCTTGGTTATACAATCATTCTGGCCAACCGTGAAGCCGGTACAATATTAGGTGAGGGGTTGGAAGAATCTGTAGGTGCTACAATACCATCGTTTATTGGTGACGTTTCCTCACAAAGTTCTCAGGTAGCAACAGGAACAAGATTTACGTTCGTTCCTAATAACTCATTGTCTAATACTATCGTCACAAACATAACAATCATTGGAAATGAAAGTGGGGGAAGTAAAACAATTCCTGTAACCGTGAAGGTAACTTAATATTATGAGTACATTTAAAAATTTCGAACCAGAAGATGTTGTATCAGGACGGATTCAATCGGTTTCAACGGGATTGTTTTCCGCTTCAAACCCGTTTTTTAACGATCTCACATATACGTCTAGCATCCAAACCCAAACGACAGGATCAGGAGATTTTGATGTTAAGAGTGGGTTATATTACTATGATGTGTATTCAGACGACCCCGACTCAGGACGAGAAACTTCCGAATATCTATTCTCAGTCTCATATGGTCATATAGAAGGAGCCGGTTCTTCCGACACGGACATAGATGATTACAGAATATTCCCGACCAAGGCAGTATACGGTCAATATAGAAATTTACTGTTAACTCCACAGGATAACAAATTCACTTTCCAAGTTGATGATTTAACTTCTTCTCCTGGAACGACAATTACAACTGTTACAGACTCCGATGACATTTATGTAATAAATTTTGCTGCCGCTAAATACAAGGATAAACTCGATCCGGGAAATTTCGAAATTACACTTTCGGGTTCAATGGGTTCGGTGTCATTCGTTGACGATTCGCTTTCACAGGCAAATCAATCCGGATCGGTTGAGAGAAGCGTTTATAATATGGTAGTCGGATCAGTTGCAACATCAAATTCTAACGCCGTATTAAACCCTTCGGATGGTATAGGTCTTTTCTATCCACGATTGGGGATTGTAGTCTTCAACCCGCTTAAGTTGTCACAATATGTAGGCCCCGAACTAAATACGCCAGGCTCCGGACTAACCAATTTCAGTTTACAACACGCAGTATTTTATGACGCCATATCAAAAGGCAGTAATATAAAAGCTAGAAGTACTGAACAGGTTCCCACACGACAATATTTTGTAAGAGTAAAAAATCAAGAGTTTAACTATTCAAATAACCCAACGTTCGTGAAGTCGGATGGCGTAGGTACTATACTATATCCTCAATTTTATAACGATCCGAAAGTTTATATAACATCTGTTGGATTGTATGATGAAAACAGAGAATTGGTGGCTATCGCTAAGTTAAGCAGACCGTTCTTGAAATCTTTTGATACCGAAGCATTGATTAGAATCAAGTTGGATTTTTAATTTATCCATAAAAGCAGATATTGAGTCAATTATCCACAAAAGATTGGGCAGTTGATATTTATGGGTAATGAGTGTTAAGAAAATAACAACATCTGATAAAATCTCCCGTCCATTCGAAGTCTCGAAACATTGGTCGTTTGACTCTCGGTTGGTAGAATATCCCATATTACGTGAAGATGGAAGTAATGTGAACATTGAGGGTGATGATGTTGACTGTCCAACTTTTTTAGCATTAGAAAGTCAATACCCGTTTAGTCAAATTAAAGTATCTCATGGTGTAAAATCTAATGGAGTGTTCTTTGATACCGGAAGTTCTCTGTATGATTCTAACGATAACCCTGTAAACCTCAACGGTTCTTATAAAAGGTCTATATATGACTTCGTGTATAGAAATTTCTATGACAGTAGTTATGGAGTTTTCAACCTATCAGGAATCGAAACTATAGATAGAGGAGTCAACGGAGACTTTATTGAGGAGCGGAATATAGGAGACTCCGTGGTGCTGTTAGATATATCTCCCGGAGAATTCGGAGAAAAGATTCTTCCGAATACAGTTTCCTTAACAGGTTACAGAGAAGGAAATAAGGTCTTTACCATAGCCGATGACGGACACACGAATTTACGATACGTTGACAAGTCTATTCCTATATCAACACTCAATCCCAGTCACGAAGACTTTGTTGACGGATATCAACCAATCAACGATAGATTTGGCCAATACATTAAGAGCTATGGGGGTTATGTGTTGATTAGCATACCATCAGATGAAATGTCTTTCAACGATCCTAAAGCTGGGACTGTTCAACTGTTTAAATGGGATGGTATAGATAAAGACTATAGGTTTGTAAAAGAGTTCTATGTTCCTGATAATCAAAACTCTGTGACCAGAGAACTTTCTATAGATAATGATCACCTGATTGGGTTAGAACAGGGTGGATTTATTCTTACGGGCAACGCCCCATTTCCTTATACTTCATTACAAGATGATTTCGGATCGGCTTTGGACATCGGTGATCAATTTGCTGTTATAGGTTCGCCGGGAGATAATACATGTGACGTCGGTCCTAGCGGAAGTGAAGATCCGGGTTTTCAAAACGCCGGAATGGTTTATATATATGACAAGTATAAAGGTGGCACTGATAATTGGGGGTTGATCAATGTTTTACAAGCTGATCGTGGGGATAGGTTCGGAGAATCTGTAGCTATCCATGGAGATACTATCGTCATTGGTGCTCCGGGTGTATCAGGCAGTGGTGCCGTATATGTATATCGTCGTAAGATATTTATGGATGATGATGCTTGTATGAGTTGGGTTACATCATCATTCTATCAGGTATTAAAACCCGAATGGGATTTTGAGAATGGTTCATATACATCATCACTGTGTTCAAATCTAATAAATGAGAGTAGTAGTCTGTATGATTTATATGATCTATACGAAGAACAAGACACCCCATATTTCATCGCAGGAAACAATACCTTTATATTGGAACAGATATTATCACCTACTGACACTAATGATACAGAATTTGGAATTTCCGTAGACATATACAATACTGATATTGTTGTTGGGACAGGAAACGATAGTGTATATGTGTTTTACAAAAATTTTGATTTCGATCATCATGGGGTATATCTCAGAGTAGATGGGGAGGAGGCTGTATATTTTCAGCCCGATGAAGATGATGAGGATGAATTTTTGTATATGCGATCTGGCGTAGTGGATATATGTGCTCCTGGTTCGTGGGAACAGTCGTGTAGGTTTGATAGACACGTTACATCTGACAATTCTCCCGATATTATATCATACAATGAAACATCTTCTTTTGGGGCGTCTGTGTCAATAAACAAGGACTTCTTAGCGATTGGAGTTCCATACGATAAAACGTTTAAACAATATGTTAGTTCTTCGAATACGTTCTCTGCTGGGAGCGTATACATTTACCAGAAGAACTATACGAGTTGTGGGACTGAGGATTGTGAAGACGGTTGCCCATACGAATCAGATTGTAAATGGACGTTTACCCAACGGTTGATCCCCCGCGTCAATACAAATTTAAATTATACGTTTGGACATTCATTAGACTTGAATCGACAGTATCTCGTTGTGGGTTCTAGAAACAAAGACTCCATATCAGGTTCTCTACTTCCCAATGATGTTATTGAATTTGAGGGTGCTTTAGACAACGACTCAAATGGAAATGCTTATTTGTATAAATTTGATAAAGATACAAAGAAGTTTGAGAGCGTCAATGAGTTTGAATATAGAAATCCTATCGGCGATATTCCACGCATTTATGGAAGTTCTGTTACTCTAAATGATTCACATGTATTTGTTGGCGCACCAGCGATTATAAGTAATATAGCAGATGTTCTTACAGCATACGCT